TCATAACGATTTCAACAATTCGTTTAACATCCAAAACAAAAAAACACACACGGCCAAAATACCAAAGGCTATTGATAATCCCTTCCAAAATGACTTGCTCATAGTTTTACTTTTTGATACCTTCTTACCATTACTTTAGCGCAAAAACGTGTCTGAACAGGAAACCACGTGCGCACAACTGATATTTTGCCCTCACGCTCAAGTTCACCTATTCTTGTTGAAACCTTCGTGCATCCGAATAGCTTAATAGCTTGGAATGAGTTCAGCGGCTTACCTTTGTTAAGCCAGTCTAAGATAGCTTTTTTTTGACTTTCAATCTGTTTCATTGGGTTTTTGTTTTCTCGGTTTAACTTTCCTTACTTTCAATTCGTAGGTTTCATCTAAGTACCGGAACCGGATAAAATCGTTTCCTAAGTCCATCTGATTGCCAAATGTTTTTACTATCGCAATCACAGCCGGGCGCAACTGGTCGAGTATCTTTTCTTCGGTGGTGGTCATGGCTTTAGTTTAGTTCTTATCCTCTTTGCAATCCAGTCTGCTATCTCATGGCATCCATTGTAATTATACTTCTTTAATAGCTTAAAATCAGAACTGAATTTGTAAGGGTATAAATTAACTTTTACGCCTTTAAGGTTTTCTCCCAAGTAAAACCAAATCCAAACATTATTGGCCAACAAGGCAAATTGCTTTTGCTTATCCAGCTTTGAGTATCTATAATAAAGTTCTGCTATCATACCGCTTCACCGTTTAAAAGTTTCATTATTAATTTTTCATTGCTGAAAGCTCCCGCCTGATAGTCGATAACGTAGCCGCCTTCAGTTTTGCGATAGACATAAATTATCAGGTGTTTATTTTTTACACTTACCTCGCCAGCTTCTTTTACTGCTTGCTTGTAGTCGGTTAGTTTTATGGGTAGGGTCATAGGCCTCGACTTAATGAGAAAAGATTGAGAAAATCACGACACTCTAAAACTCTTTCATGTGCCTTATCAATATCGGCCTGATTTCGCTCAAATTCAAAAGCAATATACCTATCCTGTTTAGGGATGTCTACAAACATCATATTTTTTTCAATCTGCTGACATTTGGTTTGATATTCTGGGCTGGCCTCTGGGTCTATAACATTCATAGCCCATGCCAACTTACGTTTCTCATCCTCGATTAAGTTAATAGGTGTATCAACAAGGCAGTACACTAATTTGGCTCGACTGGCTCCTGTCAAATCCATGTAGGCCTGAAGCTGCCAATAATAGTTTTTATTCACTGGCTTTTGAAGTACCTGAAAAAAAGTGAATATATCCCACGATGTTTTAATGTCGATAATTAATTCAGCTTCAATTACTGAAGCTCCATCGTAAAGATCAGGAGTGCCCACAAAGAAATCATTCGATATTGTCTCCGTGTTCTTCTTGTGGAATTTTTTAGTTACCAAAGAGTAAAGCGTAATACTCTCCTCCTCTTGCGCAATACCTTTTTCTATGTACTTGTTGGAAATATCTTTCCTTCTTCCGTATTTTTCTTCAATCCAGCATTGCAACAAGTGTGCCTTTGCAGTTTCTCCTATCGGCTCTTTGGTCCGGCTTTCTGTCATTATCAGTCCTAAACTTGAGGGGTGAAATTTATAGCTATCAAAACTCATTTTTTAGATTTTAATTCGTCCTTTTTCTGTGTGAATAAGTCAAGATGCTCTTGCTTTAAATGCGGCTCAATCTCTTTTAAGTCATTGTCCGTAGTAGCTTGCTCAATCATTAGCCGGACCCGCTCTGATTCCTTGTCGATTAATGTTTCCTCGTTATCAACATAGGTAACATCTTGTGTTTCTGCATTGTTAATTACAGCCTGATCGGTTATAACGGCTCTTTGCATATCAACCGAAAGGGGCGCAAACTTAGCCAGTAACAGCTTTAAAACCGTTTTGATGGCCATTGAGTCAAAATCATCCTTCCATAGTCCGTAACCCTTTTTAAATGTCTGGCTGTACTTGGTCCCATGAGCTTTCAGTTCCTCCACAGTTGCATACAAAGTCTTTTCAAATCCGTTCAACAAATGGAAGTAAGCCGCGTAACCAATTACCTTATCGCTGGTTTTCTTTGTCCAATCAAATACAAACCCTGTTAACGGATTTTGTTCGATTAGCTGTCCCTCGAACACTGGTGTTGCGCTTATAGTTTTGAACTGACCGGACCGCTGGGCAAGTTGAATAAATCCCTTATACCCTAACTGGAATTGTGCCACCGTCTTAAAACTTCCGTCTTTCTGCTTTTGATTGTACGGCACGATATACGCAAAACCTAAGTTATTGTTTAGAGGTAAATCTAATGTTGCCGCCACCGCTGCGGATTGGTAAACGCTTGTCGGGTCTGCTTTTGCCAAAAGTTCATTACTGGCAACTATCTGCAAAACAGAAGTTATAAAAGATGTTGACCTTTTGCCAAGCATCTCCTGAAATTTTGCTTTTACGTCATCTCGCGCAAAAAGTGATTTTGTTGTTAGTGCTACTTCGCTCATAAGTGTTTATTTTTAATTTAAGTTACATCTAAAAGTCGTATTCCCATAGGAGAAAGCCTGATAAATTAGCATCTCTGTGCGCTCCTTTGTGTTGGGAAAGTAGGGGCTGGATAGGGTGGTCATATTTCAATTTTAAAGTAGTTATTCGGGAACGAAACGATCTCTTTGTAAGAACCTCCCCAAAATATTGCGAAGGCTTTTGCTTCATCTTCGCTCTCAGTTGAGTAAAATCGATTTTTGGAGTAGGTAAATTGCGGGTATTCGGTAATCATGTTCATGATTGAAATTAGTTTATTCTACCCTTACCCAAAAAAACATAATTGATCTTGCCGTTACCGGATAGCTCAGGAACGATACTGTAACAGCCGGGAGCCGATAAGTCCTTTTGAACGTAAAACTCTTTGGCGATTTCAAAGAGGTGTTTAAAATCAGGCGTTTCGATAAATTGTATTTCGTGGTACATGGAGTCAAATTGATTTTTCATTTTGAATAGTTTTTAGTGTTTCCGGTTGACTACCTCGTCAACCATATCCCAAAGGTAAAAGTAAAAAATCTATTTTGCAACAATTTATTTTAAAATAATTATTTTTAATTTAAGTTTTTTTGCTTTACTATTGTGGCTATGAAAACAGAAACACGGGGTAGAAAGCCTAAAAAAGCCTTTAAAATAGGAATTGGCGAACTTAAAGAAATAAAACCGGCAGAATTAACAAACTTTAGGTATAGGGCCAGATCGGAGGGCTGGTCTATCGAAACCCGCAAAGTCGGGGGCAAGATTTTGGCTTTTCGGAAGGCATAAAAAGAGCAGTTAATTTATGGTTAATCACGGAAAATATAAAAAACATTCATGGTTTATTGGAATTGTAAAAAAGTTTCAATGGATTGGAATCCTAATTTCAACAGATAACCCCACGACTTATAACGATTACTTTTTATTTGAGTTTCGTTTTTTATGGTTACGAGTTTGGTACACTTATGAGTTGTCGACTTAATTGCCGCCAACGCCTACGGCTTGGCGAAGTGGGGGAATTTAACCCACAAAAGCCGATTAGAATTACTAATGTTCAATAAAAAATAAAAATATGATAGAATTACTAAAGCCCCCATTTTGCCAAACCGATGTTGTGTGCAGTACGGGCAATTACTTGGAGTTTTTGGAAAAGAAAAGGCACTCAATTGGTGACTTTGGATTTAAACCAAATTACATTCCTGAAATAGCTTTTGATTTTCAAAAAGCAATTATTGAAAAGTCAATAATGAAAGGTCGTATTGCTGTTTTTGCTGATACTGGATTGGGTAAAACTTTAATTCAATTATCAATAGCAAAAAACATAATACAGCACACTAATAAAAAAGTATTGATATTAACACCTTTAGCGGTTGCTTTTCAATTTGTTTTAGAAGCTGAAAAACTAGGTATTGATGATATAGAATACTCAAAAAATGGAGTGCATACAAAAAAAATAGTAGTGTGTAATTATGAAAGGTTACAATACTTTAATGAAAAAGATTTTATTGGAGTGATACTGGATGAAAGCAGTATTTTGAAAAACTTTGATGGAGCAATTAAAAATAAAATTACTTCATTTATTAAAAAAGTTCCTTATCGATTTTGCTCAACTGCAACCCCAAGCCCAAATGATTATATTGAATTGGGTACAAGTAGTGAAGCACTTGGATATTTAGGATATACCGATATGCTTACAAGGTTTTTTAAGAACAATAAAGGAAGCATTGAAGTAAGAAATGCAGGAAGTGAATATTACATAAAACCACACGCTGAAAAAGCCTTTTGGCAATGGGTTTCACAATGGGCAATTTCAATAAGAAAACCAAGTGATTTAGGTTTTAGTGATGAAAAATATAAATTACCAAAACTTATTGAAAACCAACACCAAGTAAGAAATGAAAGCCCTTTGGCTATAAATGGGCAAACATCATTATTTAATTTTCCTGCTGTGAATTTCTTTGAAATAAAAGCAGAAACGAGAAGCACTTTAGAACAAAGATGTGAAAAGGCTGTGGAGTTGGCTAATGCACACGAAACAAGTGTTTATTGGGTTAATTTGAATGATGAAGCAAAATTGATTAATCAATTAGATAATTGTGTTGAAGTAAAAGGCAATATGGATATTGATAAAAAAGAAGAAATACTTTTAGCATTCTCGAAAGGTGAAATAAAAAAGCTAATTACAAAAACTTCAATAACTGCTTTTGGTTTGAACTGGCAACACTGCAACCATACAACATACTTTCCAACTTATTCTTATGAGCAATATTACCAAGCAATAAGAAGGTTTTGGAGGTTCGGGCAAAAGAATGATGTTTATGTTGATTTGGTTTTAAGCGATGGACAAACGAGAATAATGGAAAGCTTACAAATCAAAAAAGAAAAGGCAAACGATATGTTTACAAAACTATCTGAAAACGTAAACAGCATTTACGAAATACAAAAAAAAGAATTTACAAAAGAAATAATTAAACCAAAATTTTAAAATTAAAAAAAAATGAGCAAAGTAAAAGACCAAGTAATTACAGAAAATTACGCCATATACAATTCAGATTGTATGTTAGTATTACCGACTTTAGAAGATGAAAGTGTTGATTTAGTTGTGTATTCTCCACCATTTGCAGGACTTTATAATTATTCAAGTTCTGAAAATGACTTTAGTAATTGCGAAAGCAAAGAACAATTTTTGGAGCAATACGAGTTTTTAGTTCAGCAAATGGCAAGAGTTACAAAAGCTGGTAGAATTAACGCTGTTCATTGTACCGATGTACACGATAATAGATGTTTTCTGTGGGACTTTCCTGCTGAAATAATTAAAATACATCAAAAGTATGGTTTCCATTATCGTAATAGAATTACAATTTGGAAAGAGCCATTAAAAGTAAGAATGAGAACAATGGTACAAAGTTTAATGCACAAATTTATTGTAGAAGATAGCACAAAATGCTTTACTGCGATGCCTGATTATGTATTAATATTTACCAAAGAAGGCGATAATTTAGTACCTGTAACACATTCACAAGGATTGAAAAATTACTTTGGTGCAACTCCAATAGTAAGTAACATTTTAACCGCTTGGAATAATGCAAACAACACAAAGCTAAATGAAGAACAATTGTGGGAACACTTGAATAATAGCTTTTATGATAGCGAAAATCCTAACAACAAATTGAGCCATTACATTTGGCAAAGATACGCTTCAAGTGTTTGGGATGATATTAGAATTGATAATGTATTACCATTTAAAGACAGCAAAGAAGAAGATGATGAAAAACATGTACACCCTTTGCAATTAGATGTAATTGATAGAATTGTTGAATTATACTCAAATCCAAATGAAGTTGTTTTAACTCCGTTTGCTGGTGTTGGTAGTGAAGTTTACAGCCCCGTTAGTTTAGGTCGTAAAGCAATAGGTATTGAGTTAAAAGATAGCTACTTTAAACAAATGGTTTTAAATATGAAGGATGCAAAAAAACGAGTTATGAGGGCAGTTAAGACTGTCAGCTTGTTTGATGCGGTTCAGTAGTATTGCACACAACGTGTTTTCGCTTGCCGCTGGTGGGGCAATCGAAGCACTGAACTGTCAAATACCACCGAACTTTAATTAAAAAACCGCACTTGGGTTTAACGCTGTCACCCCCACTTGCGGCAAACGAATGTTGGCAGCAGTTATTTATTATGAAAGAGTTTCAAGAATTTGCAGATAGACTTAAAGAAGTCGAAAATCAAAAACGACAAATAGTAAAATTTTGTCAGCAACATAATTTTGGTGAAGAAGTCAGGTGGCTTCAAAAGCAATTAGTAATAATTTCCGAGATACGAATGGAAATGGAAATGGTCGCAAATGGTCATCGTAAACCGTCAGAAGCCACATTTGTCGATTTATAATTGCTGCCAACGTTTTGCGGCTAAACGATAGTTTTTTAACCGATTAAGAAAGATGAAAACAAAAAATGATTATTTGAAAGAGCAAGGAATAGACCTTGAAAAAGACCTTAGTGTTGGAACTTATACTAAGATAAGATTTGCTATGAAAGAATACGCCAAAGATTACCACGAAAGCGAGGTTAAAAAATTTCGTTTAGGTGCTGTTAGCGGTATGTTAAAATGCTGTTCATGTGGTTATGAATACGAAGAATTAATTATAGCGAAAGATGGTAATATGAGGTGCAAAGATTGTGCATTTTAATTACCGCTAACGTAAAAGCATTGGCGATGTTGGGGATTAGAAAGTACAAATGTTTAAATTATTACAAATGAAAGTAGAAAGCACAAAAGCCGAAATTAAGAACGTCAGCCCCAATATTGCCAATGCAATGTTAGGTGAAGGGCTTTTAGTTATCGGGGATGTTCACGGCAAAATAAACGATTACTGGAAACTTGTAAATTTCCGTAAAGGGTGTTCAATTCAAGTTGGCGATTTTGGTTTTAAAAAGCAACACGATTGGTTTTTAAAAAATATTGATTATACAAAAAATCAAATAAATTTTGGCAACCACGATGATTATTCATTTTTATATGAGCCACATAGTTTGTTTAATTGGTCGTATGCTTATGAGAGTAAGGTAATGACAGTTAGGGGTGCTTATTCAATTGATAAGGCGTACAGAACTGAAAATTTAGATTGGTGGGCAAACGAAGAATTGAATTATGAAGAAATGCAAAATGCGATTGACTTTTATAATTTCAATAAGCCAAAAATTATGATTACTCACGACTGCCCTGATTACGCAAGACGATATTTGTTTGGGATTAGAGATAAATCAATTACAAGTAATGGATTGCAAGTAATGTTTGAAAATCATCAACCTGACATGTGGATTTTTGGACACCATCACAGGTCAAAAAATGAAGTAATAAACGGAACAAGATTTATTTGCCTGGCTGAATTGGAAACGATGGTTCTTTAGCCTTTCACCTAACGTAAAAAGGCTTGGTTTTCGGCTGGCTAAAGAGGCGGAAACCGAGTATAAACACAAAATTTAATTAAACAACAAATAGCACTACTTATAACATTCAGACCCGCTGAAACCAAACCGATGTTAGGTGCAGTGCTAATTACAAATTCAAATGAAATGCTAATAACAAAAGAACAACAAGAGGCTTTGGTTGATAAATATATCAAGGAAAAGCACAACCAAGATGAGTGCATTGGTTTTATAGATGGATTAAACGCTATGCTTGAACTCGTTTCTAAAATTGAGCAAAGACGAATTGATGACCATAACGAATTACAGAACAAGATTGCAGAGGCTGATTTTTAGCATTGCACCTAACGTGCCACAGCCTTATGCAGTGGAGGCTTTTAACCACTACACTAACTTAAAAGTACAAAATTATGAGTAACGAAAAATTGTCCAACGAAGCACAGACCCCCGCATTGCGTAAGGGTGATGTTATGCCTCGTTTTAATCTTAATCACGAGGTTATTATTTACCCAAATGAAAAAGGTTTTGCTAAAATTAAAGCACTTATTGCTAACATATATTTACTGTCAAATGAAGAAGCTGAAATTTGGGTGAATAAACGCAAAACCGAAGATGGAGGGTATAAAGAACAACTTTGGGTAATTATGTCCGACCTACACGATATGTTTTACAACGGTCAAAGTTATATGGCTACAACGTGGATTGCTCTCTTAAATGAGGTATAATGTATCAAGTATATAAGTAGTACAAAAAGCTAACACAAACTTCACTATGGAAAACACACAGCATTTTAATTCAAAAACCGAAGGGGAGGATTTTAAAAAGAATCTACCATCAACCGAAAAAATTAATTGGCTTGAAATAGCAAGACCAAAAGAATACGTTTTTAAACCTGAAACAGAATCCGAAATATTTTATTTCAATAAATGGCAAATGGCAATAATTGAAATAAAGCAATTGAAGAAAGAAATGTTTCAAGACAAGGCGGAAATATATGATTTGCAGTCAAGCGTGGAAGGTAAAAAAGTTTTGATTAAACGACTTGAAAAGGAGATAAAGGCAATCGAAAAGGAAGCAAAACTTTACAAGGATATGTCAATCGATGGAAAGGTAAAACTTACTGCACGTGAGGAAATAATGACACTAAAAAAGAAACTTACCGAACGTGACCAAATGATTTCTGAATTACTCAAGCGCGTTGGCGGTTTTTGAATTAAAATGCCTACACAAATCGAACCTATGAAACACTACCCTAAGACGCTTTTTGTATTACTTATATACGGTGTTATGTGCAGTAAAGAAATATTATTAGGTGATTGTTTGGAACTTATGAAGGATATTCCAAACGGAAGTATTGATATGATACTTTGTGATTTACCTTATGGAACAACACAAAACAAATGGGATGTAATTAT